GGGCTAAACGGTCTCCATCTCACAAAAAATAAGAGTATCGTCAGATTTACCTAGCACAATTCGCGAAATCGGCATAATCTCGTAATATGATAGGGTCTAAATTGTCGCTAAAAAAGGTTTTGTTGGTAATATCCTTTATGTGTTACAACCGAATGGCCCAATATACGAGCCCCATAAGTTAAATCTTTTTGATACATTGCATAAGCCTTTCTAATACTTTGTGTTGTCAAATCATGTTCTGCAAATCTGCGCGTTAATGTGCGCGTTGTTGTTGGTTTAAATGGGTTATTTTTTATAAAATCTATAGTATCTTGTTTAATTTCAAAACTATCAAATTTTACTGTTTTATGATTGTAAATATAAATTTTTGACGTGGTTAAATCTAAATGGGTTATCTCGTCATCTTGAAGTTTATCTGTTGTATTTGAAACTATTTTCATTTTTGCAAAAGTATCAATTCTTAATGGGATAAATGTATATAATTTAATAATATTAGGTATCTCACCATTATTACGAATTTGTTCTATGTCAGGAAGTTCTTGGGGTTCCTTATCATTTTGTTCTATAGTAATTTTATCTTTTAGGTTTTTAATAAAAACTTCAGCATCTTGCATTTGCTTTTTATTTAATCTGGTAAATTGAGTTTTAAGATAGCCAACCCTAAGAATCTTTTCTATTGTCGAATTCATCAAGTTTTTGGCCTTCAAATGCTCATAAGCATCTTCGACAGTTGCTTTTGGGTTTTTCTTAAAAAGCTCTCGTAAATGATTTTCGGAATTTTCTCTACTTTTGATTGTGTTTTTAGCTGGTGTATTTGTAATTCTTTCGTTTCTTATTGTGCTATTGTTTTTGTGTTTTATACTGTTTAAATGCTTGCTCTTAGACGAGTTTCGCAGATTAACATCACAAATGTCACACTTCCAGAAGTCCGCCATTGTATATAGGTGTATACTATATACTCAAATGAATAAAATTATACAAAAAAACTATTAATTTAACCTACAACTCCATAAATTGTTTTATTAAAACTATATATTGATTTATCAAAAAATAATGAGCTATTAACATAATAAGACATTATTAATTTAACAGCATCATTACATATTTTTTTACCAAGTATTTCGGATATTATAATACGCTTGGTTTTGTTATCAAATGCTCTATATTTTTTAATAAGTTTCACATGCTCCTTCATATGTATTTTGTCAAAATGTTGATATAAGCGTAAAACTTTAACTTTAACATTAGTCATTATTTTATCACAACATGGCATAATATTCACTATTATTAAATCATCTAGATTAGTTGTAAGTATATTATTTTGTATTGTTAATATTTTAAAACAACCAAAATCGCATAAATTTGAATTGCCATTATGCAAGTATACCCTGAGTTCTTGACTGTCCATTATATATTAAGGTTCTTATAAATTATATATACTTATTAAAATATTGATCATCAACATTATTACCATATAACTCCATATGGTTTTCTATAATATCACGCTCACATGAAAATGATATGTATTTTGGTGCTTTTTCTTTGTATGTGTCGTAAACTTCTCGTGATATTAAACCACATAAAGTATCTGGGGTCAATTGACTTACTATTTTGTAATGTACTATATCTGTTATATCGATTTCATAGTTTTCAACAAAGGTTTCATAGGTTACATCCCTCTGGAAGAAACCCCAGAGGTCATTAAGTTGATTGCGGTTAAGCTCCATTATATAGAGACTCTAAAATATTTAAACAAAAAATATTATTATATTATTTAGGCCTTAGGCTTTCTAGTTCGTTTAGCTTTGGCGGGTTTTTCTACAGGTCGAGTTTTTCCTTCAACATCTACACACATGGGTACTTTTTTAGGCCTTGATGCCTTAACTGGTTTTGGTTCTAATCCCGCCATCTTAATAACAGCATCGTATTTAGCTGTTCCCCGTTTGGGAATTGTAAATTTCTCATTGGGGTGAGCAGAATGGTACTTTTTCAATGCGCTGTTCCAGGCTTCCATTTTAACCAATCACTATATATTATTACAGTAATAATTAAATAATTAAATTAAATTAATTTTCAAAGACACTATATAAAAATGTCAAGATACGCCAACGGTAGAATTTATAAATTACAGAGTAAAGACCATGGTTTTTTCTATATAGGCTCAACTTGTGCAGAATTGTATAAAAGACTGGGATACCATAAAAAAGCATCAATTTATTATCCGGAGCGTAACGTTTATAAAGTTATAAATCTGTTGGGTTGGGATGATATAGAAATTGTATTAATAAAAAACTTTGAATGTAACAGTAAAGAGGAACTCACCCGAGAAGAAGATTTTCATATACGTAAAGATATACATAATAAATTATGTTTAAATACGAATAGGGCATGTTTATCCCTTATGGAGAGGGAGAATTACTTTGTTGATTATAGAAAAAAGCACGCTACAAAAATATCAGAATATCAAAAAACCTATAGATGTGAAAATAAGGATGTACTGCTTGAAAAAGCTAGACAAAAAATTAATTGTGAATGTGGCGGTAAAACGACTTATCGTAATAAAGCACAACACGAGAAATCTAAAAAACACCAATTATATAACTCTAGATGTAGCATAAACACCGAAGACATCACAACAACTTAACCAAGCGATACATCGCCAACCACAATTTTCTTCTATTAAATCTTGTTCAACGTTATTATTGCTTCTTTTAGAATAAACGGGATACTTGAACGTTGATATTTTTCCAAATGAATCATATAGTATGTTATTGCACACAGCAACCCAATGGGTTCCGGGTTGTCCAATATTATCAGTGTTAAATATGAAGCATTCATTTTTTTTGATTTTTTTGGGTTTAGTATCCCGAGCAAAAACGCCTAAAAAATTTAAATTGCTAAATTGATGGTTTTTTATATAATTATTAAGTTGTTGATCAGTCGATATAGTTTTTGGTAATTTTGCTACCATTCTATTATAAAACTCATTTATTAATCTATGTTCCTGGGTAAAACCTTTTTTTTTGAACGGGGTTTTTCTCCAGCTAGGTAAATACCTCTACCGCTAGTACAACTGCTACAACATCCACCAGCTTGCTCCCCGGCTAATTTATAGCCTTCCCCGGCTAATTTTGTACCTCCGCCGGTAAATCGTTTTAGTTTTCGACCTAGATAGCTACCAAGTTCTTTTGTGGGTTCTTCTAAGAGTTTTCCGACAAGAGGAGCCCCTTCCATCAGAATACGTTTAATTAGCTCGCTACCAAAGCCTTTTCCGCGCATGCGAACATCTTTACGTCTTCCCATGACTAATTATATATATAATTGATAATAAGTTATTAATTAAATTATGAAACTACACTAATTTGAGTTGAACTAGGAACCCCGCCCTCATTATACTGTACTGCAAGTTCCTTAACGTATTCGACCGTAGTACAAATTTCTGTATTTGCTGGGTTAGTTCCATTAGTGTAAATAGTCAGAGTTGATTGACCAAATGTATTAACAGACGATTTCACTTGAAACACGAATACAGGATGTTGCATGTACTCCTTAAGGGTTTTAATAATATTCTCCTCGCCTGTAACATGAGATTGCGAATAACGCCTGTAATCTTCATAAGCACGAACCCAGTCACTTCTTCCAGTTGTGACCAAATGATAAGGATTAGCTGGAAAATTATGACCTCCAAAATTAATATAAATATCCGTCAAATCCCCAATGGGCACGGGGATCATCGCATTAGATACACCTGTTAATGTAGGATATCCCACAGTGCCAGAAAATGTGTTTGCAACACCGGAACGTTGCATGAAACTAACAACAATACGCCTAGCAGAAGCCGGGACTTGATATTGATATTGATTTTGGTTATTGGTTGCCCGGATAGAATAGGTTTCGTAGAAATTGCGCTTCATGGAAACGTTAGCAGGGATGTTTTCCATTTTGTAAGTGGGAATAACCCATTCAAACAGCGAAACATCCATATTGACATTTGTAATACCAGCGGGCGAGTTTGCAAACAAATCAGCGAAAATTGTAGGTGACACTTGAAAAATAACAGTAAGTTTAGTATTACCCATAATAGTCATATCATCATCGGCATCGACTGATTCCATAAATGGAAACGGTAGAGCCATATTGACTTCGTACGGTTTGGTAACGGCTATATCATTTTGTGACCAAAGGGTACCACCGATATTAGTTCGAATAACATTACCGTTAATTCGCTTTTGATTAATATACACCCTAGGAAGTACTTTAACATCACCAATTACAGTTGGACTTATACCGCTTACTGTCACGGGCACCAATTCAACACTATTATCATATGGTAGCATTGGTGAAGTACTTTCTAGTTGTTGTTGATAGCTTTCATTCATTAATTTATTATGCACTGTGTGAGCGCTAAAACTTTCAATTCGGCTTGTCAGAACATCATTAACCCTGAATTCAGCTGTACTGAAAAGCGCACTAGTAGGATTTTGAGCAAAACCCATATTGGTGGCACCTGTCACGTCAGTGGAACTAGTTACTAAACTGGGATCAACACCACCAGCATCTTCTAAAAATCGACTGTTAAAGACAAAATAACTATCCTTCAGATTACTAATAGCAATATCACTAGGAAGTTTATAATCAAATTGAATTGTGCCATTAAAACCAGTTCCTAAAACCTGACGGTTGGATAGGATGTTTTGATATCTAAAGGTTTCGAGATCTAGCGTAGACATTGTAAAAGATCTACAACACTATATATATATAATGTCAAATTAACAATTTAATTAAATTAATTTGAAGCCCTTTGAGATTTTATTTTAGGTACTGGTGTTTTTAATGCAACAGTTTTAAACAAAACATTTTTATCACCAGCTTGTATTACTTCTTTGGCCTTACGTTGCTTGGTTTTTTCTAGTAAATTATTGTATTCTTCAAGGTCGATTTTACCCTTTAAATACTCATTGTTAAGGATGTCACCATAATTATCTAATAATTGCGATGCTTTGATATTACCACGAAAATCTTCATCTTTTAATTCAAGTAATTGGTCGCTTGCTCTAGAGAAAAGGCTTCTTGCTTCTGTTGGTGCTATTGTTTGAGTTTCGTCTGAAATACCAACATCACCAGGATCCCCTCTTTTTCTGAAAAATTCAGGATTTGTAGCTTCGTTTTGAGTTTTCAAGAAATCTATAGTCTGTTTAGGATTATTTAAAAAATCAGGGAAATTCACCACCTGTTCCATGTTAATACCTTTGTTTTTTAATTCGCGCAAACCATCGCGTGAACCATATAAAGTTTCGTAAAGTTCTCTTTTACTTTTTCCAAGTCTATTTGCCGTATCTGCTAAGCTTAAACCAGTCCATTCTTTGAAGGCTGTACTAACTCGTTTCAAATCGTTTCCAGTTAATTCTGTCATCTTATATATATAACTATATAAGATTTAAAAAGAAATATTACAATATATAAGCAATGAAACCAATATTTAAATTTCAAAATAAGGACAAAGACAGCTGGCAAAGTCAACCAGATGCTAAAACTGGTGTAGGCTTTAGGCGGGGCTCTCGTTGCATGCTAATAGGAGCTCCAAATAGTGGAAAAACATGCGTATGTTTTAATAAAATAGTAGATAGTGATCCGCCATACGATATTATCTATATTTATCAAGCTAGCTCATCAAGTGAAGAGTACAGTAGTATTAAATACGTTAAATTAGATAGCATTCAAGATTTACCACCACAAAACGAAATACCCAAGGACAAAAAAATATTAGTAATCCTCGAAGACATGGATACTATCAGTAAAAAAGATATGGAAGTACTTGATGTTTGGTTTAGATTTAGCGCTTCTCATTTAGGTGTTTGCATGGTTCTGGTGGCCCAAAACTTTTATAGTATACCCGTAGCATTAAGACGTAAATTAGATTGTTGGATAATGTTTTTACATGGGGCAGATTTATCGCCATTAAGATCGATACCAATACCTAAAGAAGACAGGGAAGCTTTAGTTAATTATTTTAGAAAACACGGAGAAAGACATTCATTTATTACTATCGATTTAGGTATTGAAGATCGCTATATTTTTAATAATCATGTTATATTAAATTTGTAATTATTAATTAATAAGTATATATATAGTAAAATGAGTGATTTGCCTCCGATTTCAACTACACTTTTTATATCCAGTTCTCAAGTTGATACTAAAAGCGCTTTAGGCTCTACTGTAACTATCGACTTGAAAACTCCATTAGATACTTACAAAAAGCGGTGTAGGGTACTTTCATCGGCATTTTGGTACTCTTTTCCCAATATATCAGACGAGTTAGGCAACAGAGTAATTGAGTTTACATATGATTTTGTACTGTACACTCTCACATTAGAGGAGGGTATTTACTCTATCACAGACATAGAGGAAACCCTCGAAGAATTTTTCGAAATTAATAGTTTACCTAAACAGCTGTTTCAGATTATACCGGACGAAGCTACAAACAAAATTACATTAAAAGTAAAAACTGCTTTAGCTTTTATTTTCGATTTTGAAACAAATAATACACTATTTAAAACCTATTTGGGGTTTGTCGGTTTTACTGCCGGAGCAGTAGATTATTTGTATGAATCCACAAATAGAGCAAATCTTAACCTAAATAACAGCTTATATATTAATGTAAGTTTTGCCTCCGGTAATTACTATAATCAAAATGCCGGATCTAACATTGTGGCCACGGTACCATTAAATAAACCGCCTAATACATTAATTTATACAGAAAATTCAACTCCTGTTACTAGTGAATGTACAGGTGGTTTAATTAGTAAATTTACTATATGGATTACTAACGAAAGTGGGGTTTTGCTCAATATGGCTGGCGAGGATTGGAATATAGTGTTGGATATTTTTTAATTAACAAAAAAATATATTTTTTTTATCATTTTGTTACGGGTGCCTTTCGCGCTTTAACAGAAGGGGGCGCTTGCATTTCCTGAAAAAGCTTAAGTATTAATGTATGATTTTCATCAATTTGTTCGGTAAGCAATTTTACCTGTTTATCAATGTTACTTACCTTTTCACTTAATTCATCACCGATTTCAACACTCCTAGTTGAATTGTCATTAATAACAGATAATATACTTGTTCTAGGGTTCATTTGAAAAGTGGCCTCGGGTTGATTTACTACTTCCATTTTGTAATACTATATTACTGTATGGAAAAATAATAATTGCCTTTTTATAAAATAGCACCAGCTATTTTTATGGCCTGTGGTACTACAGTTTTTAAAAAATCCTTCAATAACATTAAATGATTAACTGACAGATTAACAGCATTATCATTAAATATTACTGTCATAAGGATATTAGAAGTTTTTCTGATAATATTTAATAGTTGACAACCTTTTTCCTTGTATTTGTCGCCCATAGTCAAATATCGGGACAAATTAAATAATGATTTATTGATAAAATTGGTTTCTTCCTTCAATTCGCGTGAAGTGCCTCTTTCATTACCGCATAAATCAATACATGTAAGCTTACAATCATCAAAAATAACTTCTAAAATTGTATGAGCTCTACTAGAATTGGCATTAATCCCATTACTACGTTTTCTAGCGAATTTCTCCATAGTATTGCGTATATTACCTGTTTCAAAAATATACCTATCGGTGTCTACATCCTTAACTTCGCATTTCATACCATTAAAGTATACAAACAATTTATTTAAGTAAATTTCATAAAGTTTAAATTTTCTATGCCCAGTATAGCATTCTAGAACCCTATCTAACAAAGTAGATTTACCGGCTCCAGAATACCCGTAGTAGATTAATGAAGTATCCTTACCTGTATTAAGTCGCTTATTGGTAAAATCTACAGTTTGAGCAATCAAATTTTCATATTCTTCATTCTTATAAACATTATTAAATTTATACTGTTTTTTGTTGTATATTAATGAATTTCCATGTGGTTCAATGTGCTTAGCATCACGAAGCAACGCTATAGCCATCATTTTATTGGGTACTTCCTCGATTACATTTATTGGATATTCTTCGATAACTGGAGTTGGATTTGGCGTTATCAATCTTGGTTGAAGTAACCATTCTGTAATACGATCCAAATCCTCTTCAGAAAATTCACTTGATTTGATAAACCGCAATAATTTGAGGTAATAAAGTATTTCTTCCTCCATAGCTATATATATTACAATATAATTATTTAATCAAGTAAATACGATGGCCTCTAGATCAGTAATACGCTTCAATGCCACCTCAAGTAAATTCTGCATTGAGGTATTTTTTTCTGTTAAAACCTGAATACCCTGTAACATTGCCCAAAACAGTTTATCCTGTTCAAATGTATTAACGTTTTCATGTTCTACATCAATATTATTACGATTATCGTGCATAGATAACTTTGGCATTTGCTTAATGCAACAGGAAAAAGGACCTTCCAGTAAATCCTCGGCTATAATACCACAATGCTCTTCCTCGCTTTTTAAATATTTAAATTTTTTGATTTTTACAGCAGATAATTTTGCTAATATATCTGTTTTGTCATAATCTACAATATCACGCTTAAATTTTCTGCTACTAACTAAAGTCCAGGCAGTAGAAACACTAGAAAATTGGTTTGTTCCATCGTTAAAAATCCCATTGCTTCCTGAATTAATGTGAATGCCAAAATCCTTAACAAACCCGCCAACAGAAATTTTACCTTTATGGTATGTATTACCGTTTCCATCACATGTAAATAGGTAATTTGCTGTATTTGATGGGTCTCCCTTTGTTATTTGGTATGATTGACTAGCGTAAAGGCTACAACCCCATCTGGCATAGTTTTCTAGTCCTGCTCCACCCCAATACGTATAATTACCCAGAAAATCATACCATGTAGCACTATTTTCCAAGAATTTAATCATTCTAACCCCGTCAGATGCTTGTATATCTAATCTGTCTATTTCGGGCGTAGCTGTATTAATCCAATTTGTTCCGTTATGATTTAATATTTGTCTGTCTGAAGCACTGGTTATAACAACATCAGTTAAATCATCTAGTGTAGATGCTCCTCCACCGCTATTACTGTAAGTAATCTCTTTTGTACTTGTATTATAGTACATTACATTAGAACCGGAGGCATTTCTAATAGGGGCTATAAATAGCCTATCAGTTCCATTACTGTTTATTTCTACACCGGAAGAATTAATTATTGTAGTTCTGTCATGTGCTGTAGTATAACCCGATCTATAGCCGATACAAGTAGAATCACTTACAGTACTTTGATACGGACCAGCCCCACAACCAGCGAAAAGACACCGATCACCAGAAGAAACCCCTGAATCTTTTCCAATCGCAATATTAGCATCTCCACCAGATCCCCCGCCCCAACTTCCGGCATTAAACCCTATATTAATACTGTTATTTCCTCCATTGGTACCGGCGGATTTACCCAAATTAATACTGTACGTTCCTGCTCCATTACCAGCGGTATCTCCTATTTTTACGTTATCTTGTGTTGTATCGTAATGAATTGCTGTATTTGTTAAATGGGTTTGAACGGTAGAATTATTAACCCATTGACTTCCGTTATAAGTTAGGGTATCATTTGTGGTAAGTGCATTAATGGTTACATCATTAAGAGAGTTAAGGTTTCTTTCCTCTAAAACCTCAATCCACGCTACCCCACTCCAAATAAAATATTGACCTGTTGATGTTAATTTAGCTCCGTCGCCTTCTTGCAGGTCTAATGTATTACGTTCTGTTTCATCCGCAACAACATAAGTTTTATTAATACTTAAATCATTTGTATATTCTGTTTTCAATTTACCAGTAGTTTCATCAATAAGGGTTTCAACCCCAATATCTGAAATGATTTTGTTACCTGCTAATGACAGATTATTTAGGGTAATGTCCAAAGGATTTACGTACGATAAAAATCTTGACATTATGCAAACTATATATATAGTAAATCCATTAATTTATTAAGTTTTTTATTAAGATCGTCTATTTGCTTTTGGGGTGATTCGTGGTTATTTGGTGTGTAACTCGTTAAAACCCAATCTTTAACAGCATTATCCCATATCATAATATCACCTGTTTTAGGGTTCTCATTACCACGTTTTGATTCCTTCCGTAGTTTACGGGATCTTTCTAAAAATCGCTGACTCATAATATATAAAGTATATTATATTTTATTCAACACATAATACCAGCTCTTTCTATGTACTTCATCGCTATACTGTTATTGTTATAAGTCAATCCTAAACAATTTATACCACTTAGTGTTCTAAATATAGAAGATACCCTTATTTGTGATGAGTTATTACCAAATTCTTCAAATATATTTGTATTGCGTTTAACATCAAATTCCGTAATATCATACCGTATTAGTTGAGAAACGTACAAATCAGTTGTAACGTTAGTATTTGCTAACAAATACAGTATATTATGGCGTATCATAGAGGGTTGACGCATAATTTCACTTTTTTGTTCGAATGTAATTATTTTGTAAATATCATCTGATGTATCGGCAACAGCCCATAACGAGTAAGTTGTTGCGGTATATGACAGGAAAAAGAACCTATCAGTTTTATCGGCATTTCTACATTCTTCAATATCTTCATTTAATTGTAAGGTTATAGTAGGTCTTGTGTTATCATCCATAAAACTAGTTGTATTATTACCCAATTTTATTAATAAAAATTGTGAGGTATTTAACACTACTATACACCCTCTAGATAAATGCCAACCACAAAACATTTTACTTACATTAGATTGTGATGTAGCACAAGTAATATCATTTATTACAGCTAAATCTAAACTGACATCGAGTATATACATTAAATCACCAGTTTTCATATAGGGGATTACAATATTACCTGTTCCAGAATCATAAAGTATTCTATTTGAACAAATAAGAGCTGTCGCGGTGAGTAATGTCTGTGAAGCTGTAGCATATCGATTATTACTATAAATCATGTATATTGAAGAAGTTTGATTTTCAACACTATAATAATCAGTGTTATTAATATTGATTATATCACTACCAAACGCGTATAATGAGGTTGTAATATCAGATTCAATTAGATTTGTACTTGTATTGTACGTTACATAACGTCTTTGTGCTGTATTAGTAGTGTATGAAAATGATATTTGTTTATTGCCAGTATTTGCAGTCATTTCTATAGGGTAATTAATATCTATTATATTACCATGTGTAGGGGCTGTTGTAATGGTTTTATATAAACGATTTTCATTATGATAAGTTGTTGTTATCCAACCATCATCGTGTATTTGCAATAATTCACATTTTTCGTTTATAGTTATGGATCCCCATTTATTATTAATTAGAACGTTTTCGTAGGGCATTAACGTCACCCTGGCACTACAGAGAAAATTATATATTTTCAGTTTAGCTAAAACCGGTATGCTTGTTACCGTAACATCAGGTAATGTTAGTATAATATCAGATGTACCTCCATACCAAAGCGTTTTGAAAATATCATTAATAGTTAAGGCTCTACTTCCTGTTATTTCAATACTATATTCAGCATTTGGAGAATTTACAAATTTAACGCCATCCCATACTAATTTGTCTCCGATGCTAGGCGCTGACACAGTAACATCATATAGTATATTAATGGAGGGTATAACACTATCAAAACTAGTCCCATTACCTTGTAATAAATAGGTATTTGTGGGTTCCCCTAAAACTCTGTGAATTGTATTGTTATTAGCGTGATCACTAAAATTCGTTTGGTAAGTAAATGGCGGAAACTGATTAATCCAACTTCCGCCACTAAATATTAAAATTTCGTCATTTTGTGGTGATGTAATGGTAAAATCAGTAAGCCAGCTGGTATTTGGTTGTAAATTCTCCCATCTTCCTGTTCCACCATTATAACCGATAACATTTTTATCTAATGGTGTTACTATAACTAAATTATCAAGTTGATCTATGCTAACATTGGCATTAACCCACGATATACCAGTATACTGTAATACTTGGTTGGCTACAGGTGTAGTTATGATAACATCAGTAGAATCATCTAATGTCATAGTGGTATTTTCCCATTTTGATGTAGAAAAATTATATCGCAGAAATTCGCCGTCTACGGGTGATGTAATCAAAACATCATTAAGTAATGATAAAAGTGGGGTTCCTGTAATATTAACCCAATCATCCGCATAAATCCAATTGGTTTCGTCATCAAGTTGTCTACAAAAATCACCTTCTTGAGCACTTAAATTAAGTCTTTCTGCCTCGTCAGCTACAATAAAAACATCATTAATATGTAATGACGATAAGTATTGACTTTTGATGTGTTCATTATCATCTAGAAAAATACCAAAAAAGTAATTTTTGATTTGATCTAATCCCGATCTAGTTATGTTTGATATATCAGTTTCTAAGAAAGGTTGATTTAAATTAAATCTGGACATGATTAATTATATATTACTGTTTATAACTTATTAATTTGGATTATTTTTTAACTAGAACATCATACATTAATTCTATTTGTTTATTACTGGGCATATTATCTAGTGTATGGGCTACAAATTTACGATTATCAATTAGTTTAGTTCGTTTTGTAGGTTTTATACCAGATCCTTCTTGACCTTGTTTTTTCTGTTTTTCAGTAAAATGGTCTATTAATTTACTAATTCCTTCAGTAGCAAGAGACGCTACTATTGGAGCAATAAAGGGTACAAGAGCAGGTAAAAACCCTCCACTTTGGTTAAATCGCCTTTCTTTCCTAAGTTGGTTATCCGGACTAATACCGATAATAGCGTTCACATCTTCAATAAATCCTGAACCACTTTGTGAAAACTCTGTTGGTGATAAAAGTCCGTGCTTTTCTGCAAATTTCTTAAGTAGAATAGCTTTACTCGCAATAATCTTTGTCATTGATATATCCGGAATCTCCTTTAATTCATTTATAAAATCGTCATCAGCTTGATGAACCTCTTTGAGAAAAGTCTTCTGATCAATAATATTATCATTGAGTTTTTCATTAGATTTTTTGTATGCATAATCGTGTTTTTTCGCAGCAGAATCCAATTTATTAATAGGATCATTTGGTTTTGATGGTAAATTTCTGTCACGTTTACGGGCTTCTAAATCAGTGCCTGGTCCTAAAAAATTATAATTTTTAGCATGCTTTTCACCTTCGTACTCGGGAGGAGATTCCATTAATCCAGTTGGAGATAGTAATTTAGTGATAACATCACCAATTCCTCGCCCTTTTTGCGTAGATCTTCTTCCCATTACTAATTATATATATATGGTTGTATTAATTTAAATTGTATATTTTTTTATCAACTATATATAGAGACCCTAAAAATGTCAGCAAGAATTTCATCAAAAAAAGCGCAAGAATCGAACATGATTAAATGTAGTACTTGTCACGCCCACAAGGAGGAAAAGGCCTTTATTAATCATAGCGGTAGAAAGCTTATGAGTTGTAACGTGTGCAGAGCTAAATACATGGAAAGTAAGGCAAAACTGCTTGGTATTAAGCGTTGCTCAAATTGTAAAGCTGACAAAAAATATGAAGAATTTACTAAACAGGATAAAACCTTTTCAAACTGTTACGATTGTAGGCTTGCATGGTACGAAACACAAAAAATAGATGATGAATATAGTAGGCATTCTACTGGTCTACTTCCTTGATAGAAGTGTTATTTTTTTGTTGATGATATTTTTCACGTTTTTTCCTTAATTTCTCTTCACGAGTTTTTAGATAATATTCACGATTGTATTCACTTTTATCTTGTATTTGTTTAGGTCGTGATTCTTTTGTTTTATGATAATATTCACGTCTTTTTTGTAAGTGGGCTTCTTTTTCCTCCGGTGTCATTTTTTCGAAGCGTCGGTGATTAGCTTCACGAATATAAGCACGCATCTCTTCACTTAAAGCCATTGCTACCATATATATTATAAATTATATCTGTTCAACTTAATTATTTATTTACGAATTGAACATATTACACATCATATATAAATATGACATCACAAAAATTATTTTTTACGTTAGCCGAAGCCGACGATTATTACGGGGAAGGTGCTATTATATTATGGAATCAAAAAAATAAATCGTATATTGGTTTTCAAACACATAAGCAATGTGCAGATTATATAGAAAAACGTCCTAGAGAACGCCGGACATTTCACGAAGTAATTCGAGGTAACCAGCGGTTTAAAATGGATATTGATATTAAATTTGATAGTGCAGATTATCAAAATGCTGATATCAAACCCACAGAAGATTGCATTACCGAAATAAGAGATGCTATAGAAACTACATTTAGAAAACTATTCACAAAAGAAGATCTAATTTACGGGTTCAACGCTAAAGATTTAGTTTTGGTGTTTGTATCTTCATGTAGTTATAAAATATCATTTCATATTGTAGTAAGTGGTTACTATTTTAAAAACCATAAACAAACAAAATTTATATATGAACAAGTAAAAAAGCATATCCGCCCGGAGCTTCATCCATATTTAGATTCGACATACGGTAAGACTCAAAATTTTAGATGCTTAACTTGTACTAAACCAGATGAAAATAGACCCTTTTTAATACCTCAGTATGGTCGTCATGTTACATTAGAGCAATCTTTTGTAACATACATACAAAATAATATATTCTTAGATTTAATACTCGAGGAAGACATTAGGCAAGATGAGGGTATTATTACGGGTAATACAACAGATATTATTACACTGTTAAATATTATAGCAATGGATAAAAATCACATAGGTTATTATGCAAGATTAAATTTAATTACAGCAATTAAAAATACTACAAATGATATTGACATAGCAGAGGAGTTTATAAACATGATAAATCCCGATAAAATACACCAGGTTGCAGAAAAATGGAGTGGTTTGAATGACACCAGATTAGATTACAGATTTATTTATATGAAAGCTTCACGCGTAGATAAATCATTAGTTGATAAAGCAAATTTACAAAAACCAGATAGATTTTTATCTGTAGAACAACTAAATAGAATTATTGATATTAACAAGATATCACCGCATATCGATTTAGAAGATTCATACATTACATACAACAGTAATATTATAGAAATTAAGACAAATGATAATAAAACCTTTTATATTCATCCATTAACTGGCATTTATGAAAATAATGGCAAATTAATACATTCATTTAATACTTCTGTTTTAGATTACAATGCCGTAAATTGTAAGTACCTAGATATTAAAAACCCGGTTATTACTGATATTCTAACTAAGTTTTTTGATATTGGTGGCATTCTTGCGGTTAAAAGCCCTCTGGGTTCTGGTAAAACGCGTTTACTATGTGATCTATTTAATAACGATTTTAAAAATATGAAAATATTAAATATTACTTGCAGAATCTCATTAGCTCAGGATTTACATAGAAAATTTGATGAGTTTGGATTTGAGATTTATACTAACAAAAATATTAAATGTTCAGAACAGGATAAATTATTATTACAATTTGATAGCCTCCGTAAGCTATTAAAAAATAAAACATTAATAAAGTATGATGTTATAGTAATTGACGAAATTGTAAGCCTATTACATCATATGATGAATGATAATTTACGCCTAGATATTGTTGAATTATACAATCAGTTATGTGTTTTAATCAAAAACTGTAAATATTGTGTTATGTTAGATGGTATGATAAATGATGATGTTATAGACATTATTAAGGATTTTGGAAGGCCTATAACAAAATTATACAATATATACAAAAATCCATCACCCACAACTATACATTTTGAAAAATCAAAAAAGCTAATGTTTAAACAAATTAACGAATCATTAGCACAAAACAAAAAGATTGTTATTATATCATCATCTATAGCACAAACCGACACAATTAAAAATAATTTACCAGATAACGTTATTTATGATTTACCGGAAGACCGTGAGGAGGGTTATTTGTATGCTAGGGTTTACAATGGAAAATCTGGTAAGGAGATTACAAAAGATTTACTAGATGTCAATGCAACATGGCAAAAATTAGATATTTTGATTTACACTAGTAAAATAGGCTGTGGCGTAGATTTTGATAGTTTGTATTTTGATGAACAATACGTGTTTATTACAGGTCATACTTCACCGATGCCAATGTGGTGCCAGATGCTTAAAAGGGTACGGAATTTAACCAGTAACAAAATAGTATGCAATATATCGTATGTAGGCACTAATAATTTAAAATATTATATAAAAGAAATGACTATGGGTGATTTATATGATGATCGCGTTGAAATTACAACTCCATTACAAAAAATTAAAAGATATTACGATACTGTTATTTATCGCAGTAATCATTATGGTCGTCCCTATTTTATACAAGCCTTACATGAACAAAATTATATTATATCCAATGGTGATACATTAATTAAGGATAAAACAAAAATTAACAATAAATTTAATTTGTATGCCGAGATTCTAGAAAAGGAGCGACCAGAATCGCTTGGATTGCTATGTAAAAAAGCAAAGGACGGAGAAACCACTTATGACGAAAATTTAACAATCACGCGGGAAATGATACAAAGACAATACGTAGAAGGCCATATATTAGATTTAGAGGATGTTAAATTGCTATATCACAAATCAAATATAGATATTGTAACAAGATTAAGAATTTTTATGCTACATCAATTTGATACCATAGATAAGGCTATTCACTATATATCATGCGGACAATATGAATTTATGAATGATGCAGAACAACGCAATAATATAGTTGATATTTTGGAAATTATAAAAGCTCTTGATATGAAACCGCCAACAATTAACAAAAATAAAACATTTGAATTTTATGAATTTACCCCAAATTTTAAGGGTATGAGACAATACTTTGAAAATAAACCAATTCAAAAATTATATTCACAGTTCAAATTAGGTCGATGCAGAAGAAACATAGATGACGCAGAAAATTGGGGTTACAAAGACACCCATCTTACTACAATAAATAAACTTCTTAATTATATGGGATTTTTTATAAAAACTATTCCAGAGCGTGTTAGATGGTATGATGAGAACAAAAAACCAAAAGAGAAAACCATTAATAAATATTCATTATCCTTTTTTAGCGACAATTTAGACCCTATCATATTACGAGATTATGCCGATTTCGCGAATTGTGCTAGGTAAATCTGACGATACTCTTATTTTTTGTGAGATGGAGACCGTTTAGCCC